GTGGGCTGTGGCATGCTGGTAGTTATGATCCGCAAGACTTTTTAGGCAGACTTATAGGTGATAAACCTTGGGTAAGACATGCTGAAATGTCAATGTATGAATGTTATGATGACAACTTCTTTGCAAGTGACTTTCACATTGATATGTTTACAGATGTTTTTGACGAAGACTATGCATTAGACTATAATAGTATAAAACGTGTAGGCTGGCCTATGGAGTATCTAAAAGGTAGTCTAGATAGTTACAAAGGTATGGAAAAGCGAGACTTAATTTTATTTCCGCACAGAGTTGCTCCAGAGAAACAAGTTGATATTTTTAGAGATTTAAAAGAACGATTACCACAATACGAGTTTGTTGTGTGTCAAGAACAACAACTTACAAAGAACGAATACCATAACTTACTAGGTGAAGCTAAACTTGTGTTTAGTGCTAATCTACAAGAAACACTAGGTATTAGTTGGTATGAAGGTGCATTAGTAGATGCTATTCCTATGGTGCCTGACAGACTTAGTTACAGTGAAATGGCACTGCCCGAATTTAAATATCCAAGTGCGTGGACAGAAGACTATGATGCATACTTACATAATAAAGACAAAGTTATTGCACAAATTGTAAACTATATGGAAAATTATGAAGACCTTCTTGTTAGTTTAGACAAGCAACGTACAAAACTAAACAAAGACTTTTTTAGCGGTACAGCACTTTATAAGGCAATTGCAGATGAATGATGAAGATAAAACATTTTCTATTACGTTAGACGAAGATTATTTAACTGACACCGGTAGCGAATATACATTCAATATGAATGATATAGCATTTGGTAGTACTGATACTATTACATTGAATACTGGCAGTAGTGGAGAAGTTTACAATATTTTAGATAAGTTTATTGATCCAGACCAGGTAGAAAACATGTGTAAGGAATATCCAGCACTATCTAAAGTATGGCGCAATTTTAAAAGTGTATATGATATGACACTACAAGATTACAAAGGTAAAAAAGAAACAGGCGAAATAAATGAGGGAGCACCATTCTAATGCAACATACAATACAACAACTAATGGACAAAGTAAGTGCAATGCATACATTAGCAATAAAAGCACATAGAGAAAAATACAAAAAAACAAAAGGAGAGCCTTATGATATCAATGAAGTTACTATACTTGTAGAACAAATACAAGCACTAGCAGGTGATATCTATAATGATAGAACTCCTCACCCTAAATTAAAAGAGAAAATGGAATGATTAAAAAACATTATTATAGTTGGACTGATGTAGAACGTATGTGCGTTAGTATTGTAAATCAAATGTACACAGACAACTGGCGACCTGATTACATTGTAGGTATTACCCGTGGTGGTAATGTACCTGCTACTATTATTAGTAACATGACTGGCATACGATGCGAAGCAATTAAAGTAAGTCTACGTGATGGTAGCGAACAAGAAAGTAATTGCTGGATGGCAGAAGATGCTTTTGGTTATCCAAATCAAGATTCAGGTAGACAAGGAAAGAATATCCTTATTGTAGACGATATTAATGATACTGGTGCTACATTTAATTGGATTAAAAAAGATTGGCCTGCAGGTTGTTTACCAAACGATCCTAACTGGAATAATGTTTGGGACGAGAATGTTCGGTTTGCTACACTAACAGAAAACTTAGCAAGCGAATTTGATCAAGTACGATATACATGTCACGAAGTAAACAAAGCAGAAAAGGATGTTTGGTTAGTGTATCCTTGGGAAAATGTTGGCGAGTATTAATGGATAGACAAACTGCTAAAGTATTTCCAACACTAGTTAACGGGTATACCTTACAAAGTGTAAAAGATAATTTAAACGCTATTATAGAAAACATTAATAGTGTTAAAAGTCATCATGCAGGTGAATATGGTAGTTTTACTCTTGATCAAAATTTATTAGAAAATGACATCTACTCAGAAATAAAAAAAGAAATTATAACTTGTGTAAATGATTATACAAGTCTACTTAAACACAATGTCAAAGAAGTTAAAATTGTTTCTTCTTGGGCAAACAAACTTGAAAAACAAGAACACATTCAACCTCATTCACATAGCAATAGTTATGTATGCGGAGTAATACATTTAAGCAATGGCGGCGATCTTATGCTAAGGCGACCAGATATTGCAGATATGTTTACATTAGTATCAGATTATGAAAAGCACGATGATATGTTTTTCAGAGTGCCGGCCTTCGCAGGACAACTAGTTTTGTTTCCTAGCAAGTTAATACATAGTGTATTATCGCATAATGATAATATCACTCGTTATAGTATAGCATTTAACACATGGCCAACTAAATATGGTGTACCTACAGGCATGGTAGACCTAAACAACAAGTAGAAAGGAACTTATGTTGAAAGAACAAATGATTGAAGCGGCGAAAAAACACGCCGAAGCAGAGATCTTATTACACAAAACTAATATTAATGTGTATATGGAAAAGGTTGTTGGCATTGGCGAACATTCAGATATTATTGAAACTATTCAAAAAGAACTGGATGCAATGGCAGCAGCAGATGATCGACTTGAAATGCTCAATAAATATTTTAGTTGACAAAAACCTAAATACAATGTATAATATAACTATTGTGCATTGTATACTAACCGGCAATCCACTGCCTAAACATCGGAGAAGTGAATGAGTAAAAGTGAAGAAATTAAGGCCCGCCTAGTACAGGCAAAGAGTCGTTACTGGGCTGGCGATAATATTAGTAGTGTGCTACAAGAAGGTGACAAAGAAGCACTTATCGACGAAGCAACTACAGCATTTGAAAGTGTACTAGATGCACTTGTAATTGATAGATATCAAGATCCAAACTCTAAAGGTACAGCACATCGACTTGCTAAAATGTACTACAATGAGATTATGGCAGGACGTTATGATCCTATGCCAGGTGCAACAGCATTTCCAAACGATTCAACAGAACGTTATGAAGGCATGTTAGTAGTACGCAGTGAACTAAAGAGTATGTGTTCACATCATCACCAACCAGTAGCAGGCGTTGCATACATTGGTATTATTGCCGCAGACAAACTAATTGGTCTAAGCAAGTACACACGTATTGCTCAATGGTGCGCTCGACGTGGCACACTACAAGAAGAACTTGCAAATGATATTGCACGTGAGATTCAAGCCGCAACAGATGCAGAACACTTAGGTGTTTACATTCAAGCAACACACGGATGTTGTGAGAACAGAGGCATTATGGCAACTAGCAGTCTTACACAAACAACTGTACTACGTGGTGCATTTAAAGAAGATGCAGGTACAAAGAAAGAATTCTTTGACAACATTAAATTACAACAACAATTTGCGTGTGGAGCATAATATGATTGAAGCACCAGTATTTGAAAAAGGATATCCGTCGTATGAAGCAGTTAATAGGAAGCCGGCAATGAAACTAAGATATTCAGAAGCATTTTACAGCGTACAAGGTGAAGGTAAGTTTGTAGGAGTACCTAGTGTATTCTTACGCACATTTGGTTGTAACTTTCGTTGCATGAACTTTGGTTTAACAAACGAGCCAATGCGTGACGAAAAACAAAAGCAAGGCATTATTCACAATGCTGAAGTGCAAGGATTGCTTGATGCAGGCGTACACGAAACTACAAAAGAGTTTAACGACTTGCCTATTATACATACAGGTTGTGATACATATGCTAGTATCTATCCTGAGTTTAAAAAGTTTAATAAACAAGCAACTGTAGACGAAGTAGTTGAACATTTACTTTCACTTACTCCTAACGGTAAGTGGGTACAAGATAACGGTCAAGATGTACACTTGATCATGACAGGTGGTGAGCCGTTGTTAGCGTGGCAACGACTTTACGTAGAGCTGTTTGAACATCCACGTATGCAGGACTTAAAAAATGTTACATTTGAAACAAATACTACACAATCTTTACACAACGATCTCTACGAGTATCTCACAAACAATGACAGGATTACAGTCACATGGTCTTGTTCCCCGAAACTTTCAGTTTCTGGAGAACCTTGGGATACTGCTATTAAGCCTAGTGTGGCTCGCGAGTATACTACTGTTAACGGTAGTGACATCTATCTTAAGTTTGTTGTCGCTACTAATAATGACTTTGAAGAAGTTAAAAAAGCTGTGGACGCTTACAGAAGTGCCGGGGTGGAATGTCCGGTATATCTTATGCCAATGGGTGGACGCAGTGAAGAATACACCCTCAACGTTAAAGACGTTGCTGAAGCGTGTATGGCCGAAGGGTGGAGATTCACCCCAAGACTACACATTTCACTCTTCGGAAATGCGTGGGGCACTTGATACAAAGTACAAAAACAAACAACATGAAAAGGCAATGAAGGCGCCTATTAACGAAGATAGAATACGAAAGGCAGGATGGTAAAATATGTGGGATAAAATAAAAAACGCTGTAAATAAATTACAAGGTAAAAAAGAAGTAGTAAAAGAAACTACTGAAGATAAACGCAGAGCTATTCTTGCAAAAGAAAAAGAAGAAGCAACATCAAAAGGTGAGCCTTGGGTAGCTGTGTTAGATACACAACTTAATCCCGACAACATTAAGAACGGGTTCTTTGAGCTCGACTGGAATAACCAGTTTATTGAAGAACTACTTGATGCAGGATACACTGGTGAAACTAACGAAGAAATTGTAGATGGTTGGTTCAAAACTATTGCTATACAAATACTTGGTGAGCAAGGTGTAGAAACTGCAAGAGAAATGGGCTATATTAATGTAGTACCAATTGATAAAGATAAATCAGAAGTATCGTAATGGTTGACACAAGCCAGATCTGGTGTTACAATAGTACTATAAATTATACAAAGGCAAACTAATGGCAAATTATATTCTAGTAGACACAGCTAACACATTCTTTCGTGCAAGGCATGTAGTACGTGGTGACATTGACACTAAGGTAGGCATGGCTCTACACATTACACTTGCAGGTGTAAAGAAAGCGTGGAAAGACTTTGATGCTGATCATGTTGTGTTTTGTTTAGAAGGTCGTAGTTGGCGTAAAGACTTTTACGAACCTTACAAGCGTAACAGGCAAGTTGCACGTGATAAGATGACTGTAACTGAGAGTGAAGAAGATACAGTGTTTTGGGAGATCTTTGACGAGTTTAAGAACTTTGTAAGTGAAAAGACTAACTGTACTGTTATGCAACACAAGCAACTAGAAGCAGATGATCTTATTGCTGGTTGGGTACAATCACACCCTAACGATAATCATGTTATTATTAGTACTGACGGTGACTTTGCACAACTTATTGCACCTAATGTAAAGCAATACAACGGTATACAAAACGTTACTATTACACACGAAGGTTACTTTGATGACAAAGGTGATCCTGTTATTGACAAGAAAACTAAAGAGCCTAAGCCTGCACCCGAACCTGACTTTATGTTGTTTGAGAAATGTATGCGTGGCGACACTAGTGACAACGTATTCAGCGCATATCCAGGTGTGCGCAAGAAAGGCACTAAGAACAAAGTGGGTCTTATTGAAGCATTTCAAGACAAAGGCACTAAAGGCTATAATTGGAATAATATGATGTTACAGCGTTGGACTGATCATGAAGGTGTAGAACATCGTGTACTAGATGACTATACACGTAATGTTACATTATGTGATTTGACTGCACAACCTGCAGACATTAGAGAGATAATTAATAACACTATTGCAGAAGTAGAACCTAAAGAAGTATCACAAGTTGGCATGCGTCTTATGAAGTTCTGTGCTAAATGGGATATGCAACGTATTGCAGATCAGGCAGCACAATTTGCAGAACCATTACAAGCGAGGTATCCACAATGAGTATAAATGCTAAAGAAATTATAAAAGATAAATTTTGGATTGTTGAAGCAAAAGGTGAAAAGTTTGGTACTATCAGTTTAAATGATGACCAATATATACTAAGTACACCTAAAGGTACTAAATTTTATAATAATGAAAAGCAGTTATCTAATGCATTAAATTCATCTATTAGCTGGAGTTCTTTAGAAATTACAGAAAGCCTTGAAAAAGAAGTTCACGGATATCCAACTAGTACTACTCCATACAACCCCATTTATGATGTAAAACAAAAACTTGCATTATTTACAAAAAGTAAAAAAAGTAAAAGTTTATATGCCGCAGGATATTTTATTATACGTTTTGAAAAAGGTTGGGTAAAAAGTTTTTGTCCTAAAATGATTACACTTGATCGTTACGAATCGAAAGGTCCTTTTAAAACTGATATTATTATGAGAACGGAGTTATCACGTGCCAACGCAAAATGATCCATTAAACACTGTTCCAATCCAACAGTTTATTTCACAAGTTAAAAGTGCAGACGCTAGTAAAGCAAAAGAAGTTAAGCTAACAATAGAGCAATCTAAAAGACTTGCACTTACACTAGGCGAAGTAATGGCTAGATTAAGCGGAGACCTTGAACAAATACTTGCACGTAAAAATAGCGGTGCTGATGATGTAATTCAAGTCAATATGGATAGCGGGTCTAATTGGTAATAGGCAAGTTTAGTTTAGGTATTGTAGGATTTACACATATTCAAGGTAAATGGACTTGGGACATTCTTGTTGTAAAAGGCAAACATTGTCATAGTATCCCAGTACCTTGGCCCGTATACAAAATTATTCACTGGTTATGGTCTAGAAAGTTGTCAAAAAAGAGATAAATATATACGTAGTTAATTAAAGGACAACGTATATGAGTAGACCTAAACCGACTGTATTAAAAGAGTTTATAGATAAAAAGACCTATAAATCAGAACAAGTCTTACAATCAGATGCTATCTGGGCAGTATTCTTTCAAGATGCGCCGTTCAATTTAAAATCATCTAATATATTAACTAGTTATCCTGGACCTAAGTATAAGAAAACTAGTTTTTCTAATCCTGGACATGCTCACAATCTTGCTAAAAAATTAAACGATCTATTTGACACTGATGAGTTTTCAGTTAAAAAACTTACATCGGGCGAAACAGTTTACGAATGAACTGGAAAGAAACATACACTAAAATCTTTTTAAAACAAGCAGGAAAATCTATTAACGATTTAACTATAGCAGAGTATATGCCACTATGGTGGAAAAATACAAGAACAAAAAATTCCGGTGGGCTACGTTTAACTGACGCAGGATTTGAATTTATAAAAGAAGAACTAGATCTAACTACATACGATATTCCATATCCACGTGATTTCCAACTTACAACTAACACAATTATATGGATGGACGCATTTATTGACTGTCCGTACTATCTAGCATCCAATGGTATTATTGTTACAGACGAAAAAAAGGCCATGGAATTGCATCTTTTTAGCGGTGATATACGCAAATATGGGCTAACAAAGGCCCTTTCTAGACAGAAAAAAGATACCAAAATAGGTTGACCTTTTGTAAAATCGGTGTTATTATATATACATACTTAGAAATAACGTATGGCACTGAACACAACACAAGAGGAATATATTATGGAAAATACTGCAATTAGAACTGTATCGCCAAATGGTGCAAAGAAAAGCATTACGCGAGCATTTAAAAAGAAACGTCCTTTGTTTCTTTGGGGGCCTCCAGGTATTGGTAAATCCGATATTGTAGGGCAGATTACAAATCAACTTAAAAATTCACACTTAATTGACATTCGTTTGTCGCTATGGGAACCTACAGATATTAAAGGTATTCCGTATTTTGATTCTAACTCAGGTACTATGCAATGGGCACCACCTGCAGAACTTCCTACAGAAGAGTTTGCGGCACAGTTTGATCACATTGTTCTTTTCTTAGATGAAATGAACTCGGCGGCTCCTGCGGTACAAGCGGCGGCTTATCAATTAATTCTTAACAGACGTGTAGGACAATACAAATTACCAGACAATGTTTTAATTGTAGCGGCTGGTAATAGAGATGCTGACAAAGGTGTTACTTATAGAATGCCTGCTCCGTTGGCAAACCGTTTTATCCACTTAGAACTTGCTGTATCATTTGATGACTGGTTCCAGTGGGCTGTAGATAACCGTATACACAACGATGTTGTTGGTTATTTGACTTTTGCAAAGAAAGACTTATATGACTTTGATCCAAAGAGTCCAAGTCGTTCATTTGCTACACCTCGTTCTTGGTCATTTGTTAGCGAACTAATCGAAGATGATGATGACGAACAAACAACCACAGACTTAGTAAGTGGTTCAGTAGGCGAAGGGCTTGCTGTAAAGTTTATGGCGCACCGAAAGGTAGCGGCATCTATGCCTAATCCAACAGATATTTTGGCAGGTAAAGTAAAAGAGCTAAAGACTAAAGAAATCAGTGCCATGTATTCCTTGACTGTCTCACTCTGTTATGAGCTAAAAGAATCTTCGGATA